TATGAGCAATGGTCCAGGTCGCCGCTGCACTCGGCTGGCTGTGGACATATGCAGCACCAGCTTGTGCGCTTGGTTTATATGGCAAGCTGTTATACGCCGTAACGCCATCACCAATCTTCTCCTTGCCCGTATCCTTCTCGGTCGCTAACTCACCTTCAAGCAACACCGGATTAGCACTCGTTAATGCTGCTGATGTTGCATATAATGTCTTGATCCTTGTTGGATAATTTAGAAACGTCATAGCCAGTCACCATCAAGAACAACAGTGACCTGCTGATCCACAGCTTTCTCAAGTACCAATACACTATATCGACCATCCGCCAGCTTCAACGGTTCATGCCTTAGCCGATACACTTCATTCTCATACACAATCTGATCGTTATAGCCAAGCCAGCTAAACAGATCACTTCGTACCGTTAACGCATAATCAACTGTCACCACCTGATCGCCCATGATCACCTGACTCTGGCGATCCATAATCCCCATACCAACAACGGCCCCAGCAGTAACGCTGGAGCCGAAGTCGTTCAGCAGGAAATCATCAGCGATCTCCTGGATCATCGTCAGCTCGCGTAACGCGCAGCACCAACAGCCATCACATTAACGCTGGCCGAGAAGCTTGCTGATTTGTCGGTAAACGCCAGCCGCACGTACTTACCAACCTGCTCACGAGCAATCGCCAGCTTCTGCAGCCCAGCGGTATTGCCAAGGTCAGTAAAAGCACCACCAGGCACATCCTCAGCATCGCTGCCATTCGACGCATTGCCAGATTGCACCTTCACCTTGATGCTTTGATCAGCACCGCCAGCTGCTGCATACAGCAGCAGCAGCAGGTCGCCATCAACACCGCTCACATCCACTGCAGTAGTGTTGTTGTTGGTGCTGACGGTCGTTGGAGCCAGAATCAGATAAGACTGGAGTTGCTCCAGACTCCGTTGTTGAATAGCCATGGATTAACCCTCCTTCAGGGATGTGGTGGAAGTCTTGCGCCGTGGCTTGGGTTCAATCACTGGCGCTGGTTCAGGTTCTGGCGCTAGTGACGCCATACCCATCGCCAATAACTCATTGGCGATACCATCCGGTAGGTCCGTCACTTCACCAATTGAGAAGTGACGGCCATCCGCTCTGCAGTTCTTAAGAACCTGCAACCTCATGATCAGGTGCCCAGCGCGAAGCTCTGAGCGCGACGTACCGCTACATCAAAGTCTTGATGCACGGTCAGAATCACCTGGCCGCTTGCACTCTGGGTGTAGGGATCCACAACCACATCAAGGCCAGACCACATCCCGACGACACAATCGGCATAGTTGCCAAACAGCACATCGTTCTGTTGCATCTGGTTGGATACCACAAACTGATAGCCGTTCACAGTGCCGTCATCACGCATGATGTAATCCGACCCAGCAGCAGAAGCACGTAATGTCTGCTTCAGGGCACCTTTCACCACGCTGTTGCCGACGTAACGCATGGTGCCGGCATCCAGGTTGTCGATCGCCAGCTCGGTTTCCAGATCCACGTAATCAGCCCAGTCACCGCAGTTGATCGAAGATCCACCGCCAAGGCTGGCTGGGAAATCCTTCGTCGTGCCACCGCCGAACGTCACCGAACCAATGCCGGTGGTGTTGATGATGCCAAGCGGCTGGCCGTTGGAGCCGGTGCCGTAGCCGATGGTGTAATCCATCCCAAGCGCCACCGATTCCGCCATATCAAGCCGCACCAGATTCTCGATGTCAGGGCTTGACTGGATCATCATCCGACGGCTGATCGGTACCCGCACGCCAATCGTCCGCGGGATCATGTTCACCAGCCCGAAGGTCAGCTTCGAGTTGGTCACATCCGTGTTCTCACCCACGAAGTAGTAGCTGGAGCTGGTCAGCTTCTTGGGGATCTCAACGTTGCCCTCAAGACCCGAGAGCATCGTCAGGCCGCTGTTCAGAAATGCCGAACGGTTGCGGATCAGATCAATGAACTGCGCATCAAGCCGATTCGTACCAACCAGTGCACCACCATCACCGAAGGTGCCGACCACCTGCCCAGGGGTTTCAGCAGCGCGGTTTGCACCGAGCACTTCCCAGGGGATCAGCACACCATTTGCCGAACGGCTGTGCTTGGCCTGTGCAGCACGGGCTACATCCAGCTCAAATGCAGCTGCTTCAGCCGTGCGTGGGTTCGGATCAGCCAGGTACTGCGCAACACGCAGGAAGCTGTAGTTCTGCTTCTCGCGCTTGCTCAGGCCGATCTCAGCAGCGCCTGCATCATGCACGCGGCCCTGGTACTCGACCTTACGCATCCCGATCTGCTCCATCACGACAGCACGGGCAGCATCAATGCTGGCGTCATCGTTAATGAGCTTCTCGGCAAGCTCGGACAGGTTGAACTGTTCGCACATGCCGCGGATGGTGGCAACACGCTCACGCTCGGCCCTCCGAGCGTCCTGTTGCACCTCCGCCACGTTGATTTCGGTGGTCATTGGCTTTTCATCAGGTGAATCAGTCCGCTCGGCGGTCTGCAGTTTCATACTATGGAGCGATTCATCAATCGCTGATTTGATCGCGTCCATATCAACTGACACGATTAGCTCTTTGGCTGCAACACTCGCCGCTGCTTCGGGTTCTGCAGCTTCAGGTTCAGCAGCTGGTTCATCCATCGCGCGGCCTAACCCCACGGTCTGATCCGCTGGCACGCTGACGCTGCTCACCTCCAGCACGTTCCAGTCGGTCACATAAAACCCATCAGCTCGTTCCTCAAGATCGTTGATCTCATACGCAAAGCTGACATTACGGACGATGCCGGCTTCTACGTCCTGGCGACGCTTGTATTCTTCCGTTCCACGTTCGGTGGTGTTCGGGCTCCAGCGCACGGTGGAATACAGCCGACGATCATCGCCAAGCCATCCTTTCTCCACCACGCCCAGAACCACGTCTCTGTTGTGGTTCCACAGCCACGGCGCACCGTCATTCATCCGGCTCAGATCCATCGCCTCTGGCTCATGCAGCAGGATCTCACGGCCAAACCACCGCTCAACTGGTGCTTCAGAGCTGAACGAAAACGTCAACGTTTCGTCAGTCTTCTCCTCGATCTGTAAACCCATCGGCAGCTCACGCCGTTGGGTACCTTTCAACTTCGCTAGGTCCAATGTTTGACAGTCGCTGCTGTCAGGCTATCGGCGTCAGCTCTTCATCAGCTGAATCCTCTGCATCGTCCGGTTCTTCAGCATCAGGTAGTTCCTGCTGGTCCGGTTGCTCTACCTCTTCGCCCATTTCACTTAGACCAAGGCTGTCCTTCAGCTCATTCTCCCTGGCGATCTGCGCCATTACCTGATCAAACTGCTCGCCCGTATACTCCGCAATCTGCTCCGAATGCGACTGCAGCAGCAGCGTTCGCGCCATCTCCAGCGCTTTCATTTCCTTCTGTGGGTCCACCCAACTCCAGCTGCGTGCCTGCCACCTCGGTGCGTTGTACCGCTCCGGACGAGTCCAGTAATCATTGAACCCAGGTGATGGCAGCTCACCCACTAATGCCGCAGCACGCAGCCATTCTTCAAATACCCGTTGATGAAACAGCTGGATGATCACACTCTGCACCACCCGCCAGTGGTCACGATCCTCCAAGATTGACAGACGGCTGCTGCTGTAGTTCGTCTGGCTGAAGTCGCGGCTGAGGGTCTCATACGAACACCCGAAACCTGCCGCAAATCGCCGGCTGAGGTTCCTTACTACGTTGTCGTACTGCCCGTCGTCAGGTCCAAAGTCTGGTGCTACCGGTTCCTGGCCTGGATCCAAGATATTCCAGCTGCCCGGTTCTGTATTAAACAACTGCTGGCCATTCTCTACACCATCACCAATCAACTCACCTTCTGGTGTACGAATCCAACCAAGGCTTGCAGCTTGTACCCTTTTGCGTGTCCAATGGGCTTTCTCGTATTCAGCCAGGTTATGCACCGTCGTTATCACCGACGCCAGCCATGGCACCCCACGGTTCTGTCCAATCCGCTCTGGCATGTACACATGGATCATGTCTGCAGCATCCACGTAGACATGCTTCTCCTGCGCACCACGACGGTTCAGGCCTAGCTCCACATCACCCGGATGACGCGTCAGGATCGCATAACGCGTCGGTCGTCCCCATTGGTTGATCTCCACCCCAAGCCGCCATTCATGGCCAGGCCGATCGCTTACGCCAGACTTTTCTTCATCTAGCTGGTGCGCTTCGATCAACTCCAGTGCTAGGGGTACACGGCCAGCACCCATCGGTTGCCGCACGATCCTGATCAGGCATTCACCTGATTCCGGCAGGCTGCCGGCAATCATCATCTCAAAGCCATGGAAACTTAGCCGGCCTGCTACATCACATGTATCCGGCCGGCACCACCGCCGCCAA